TGGAAATCTTCAAGGTTTCCACTCTTATTTCCCCTCCCAAACCGGCACATGTCAGAAGCACAGCCTCAGCCCGCAAAGGCGCTGATTTGGCGTACCGCCTAGTACCATCCCAAACCTTCCCAAGACACGACAGTTAGTACATCATCCAGTACATTGACCGATAACCCCACAGGGAATGTACTGGTGGCCCTCACTGATACCGCACTTCGACAGGCAAAACCCAAGGACAAACCCTATACGCTCGCCGACTCGCTTGGATTGACGATGTACATCGCACCAGGCGGCGTGAAGAGCTGGCACTTCCGTTTCACCTGGCTGGGCAAACAGGTCCGCATATCGTTGGGCACATACCCAGAGATTGGATTAAAAGAGGCACGAGCGCGGCGTGATGAAGCCCGCGAAGAGGTAGCGCAGGGAGTTGACCCGCGCGAATCGAGAAAGGAGAAAAGGGTTCAGGCCCTTGAGGAGAGCGGCTACACATTCCGCCGCGTGTATGAGGAGTGGTTCGCCTTCCGCAAAGGAAAGCTGACGCCGGGCACCTTGCGGGTGATCAGCAACGCCATGGAACTGGACTGGCTGCCGGTATTCGGTAGTCGGCAGATCAGCTCGATAACCCGTTCGGACATTGTGAGTATCGTCCGCCGGATAGAGAAGAGAGGATCCGTCGCGACCGCAGTGAAGACACGGCAGCTGATGGGGCAGGTTTTTCGGTACGCGATCGCAACCGGAGTTATCACAATCAACCCCACGGCAGAAATGCACGCAGTCACGGAGAAGATCGGGCAGCATCAGCCCCACCCGTTTCTGCCCATCAGCGAGTTGCCGAAGACGCTGGCGACGATCAACGCTGCGAATGTTGGCCAGCAGATCAAGTCGGCCTTCATGCTCATGCTTTATTCAGCAGCACGCCCAGGCGAGGTCAGGCACGCAGAATGGTCGGAAATCGATCTGGACTCAGCCACCTGGACCATACCGGCAAGCAAAATGAAGATGCGCCGTAACCATGCCGTGCCCCTCCCGACGCAGGCAGTTGAGCTACTGAAGACCATGCTTCCCCTAACCGGGCATCTGCAGTATGTGTTTGCGAACCGGACCGACAACAAGCGGCCGATCGGCACCAATTATGCGAACGGGGTGATCGAGCAGTGCGGTTTGACCGGCATACAGTCGCCGCACGGATTCAGACATCTGTTCTCAACCGAGATGAACCACAAGGGTTACAACCGGGATTGGATCGAGCGACAACTGGCGCACGCGGACACCAGCATCATCCGCGACGTCTACAACCATGCCACGTACCTTGAGCAGCGCCGGGACATGATGCAGGAATGGGCGGACATCATCACAAAGGCCGCCAAGGGAAAGACTTGAGCGCGGCGTCCTGCCAACGTTCATCCTCTCTTTTCCCCTTCCCCTTCCCCCTTTTTCTTGACGCTAGCCCACGCAATCATTACTGTTCGCCGGTCGCCGCACATCGGTGACTGGGTTTGACGGCCCAAATCTGAAGGCGCATCCGACCGCGTAGGCGGTTTTTTTTGTGCTTGTGTTATGGCGACTGTGCGGTGGACGCCCTTGTGGCGTGCCGGTGCCTTCATCCGGTCCGTCAACCATCGCACAGCTCGCCGCCTGTCCTCACAGATCTGAGCGTCGTCACCGCCACATTTACGATTGATCAGCCAAGGTCCTGGAACTCACATGATATTTGTAGACATATTCATCAGGATCATCGGGGTCATTTCGCTGATATTGCTTTTGACCGGATACTCCAGAGCTCAAGACTGGGAATACATCGACTGGATGGCGATAGGTGTCTGGATTTGGCATGAATACGAAATAAGAAAGAGAAAGGTCTCAGAGAAAGACGGCGACGACAAGTCATAATAAGTCAGGAGAGGAATATGTTTAACGAGTTCATGTACCCACTCATAACCATGGTCATGTATTTATTCTCTTGCCTTATAACAAGACGAATTGGCATGAAGATAGGAATCGAAACAGAGTCAGAAAAAGGGTTTTCTAACTCGCTTGAAGTGTTGCGCGGGATGGCTGCATTTCTGGTATTTGGCGCTCACTCATCCATGTATTTTGGCCTTGCGCCTAAGCAGGTTCTTGCAGCCACTATGGGTGAAGTTGGGGTGCTGCTGTTCTTCATGCTGACCGGTCATTTGTTCTGGTCGCAAATCCGGAACAATCGTTATAGGGCTGAATCCTTCTACAAGAAAAGAATTCTTCGACTGGTGCCTGCCTACCTCGTTGTCATTTCTACGTTCATGCTCCTTGACTGGGCGACCTCTGGCTTCCAGATCCCTAGCTCGGCACAGCTCACAGCCTTGGTCAGGAACTACGGGTTTGGCTTCAGCACCGTGGTGAACAGCATAGGCAACGTGAATGACGTATTTTCAAAAGACATGTTCCTGAGGATCAATAGCATCTGGACGCTGCGCTGGGAATGGTTGTTCTACCTGGTGATCCCGATCTTGGCGACCTTCAATAGATTTTCGGTGACAACCGCTTTTGTCCTGTTTGTCTCCGTGGCGTTTTTCAATCCACTGGATCTGTTCAATGGAACCACAGACATCGTATTCATCCTTGCGTTCTGGTTTGGCGCTTTGTCTGTAGAGATCGAAAACCGGAAGACCGGAATCTTCAAATTCCTAAATTCAAAAACTGCAAGTAACTATCTGCTGCTCATCGGCATTGCTTTTCTACTGCTGTACTTGTTCCGTGGGGAGATCGTTCAAAAGAACATTCGCGTTCCTTACATGCTGTTCTGCATGTTCCCGGTGTTCATGTACTTTGTATTGTCGAAGGGTTTTCCGGATCGCATGACCTGGGCGCCGATGCAGATGGTTGGGAAAGTAAGTTACTCGTTCTATTTGTGGCATCTGGGAATAAACTATTACACGATGCAGATCGTCACTCGTTATTTCCATGACACACAAAACTGGACGTCGATGCTGCTGATTTGCTTCACCATGATGCTCGTGGCAACGACCATTTCCTGCTACAGCTACAAATTCATTGAAGAACGGTTCATGCACAAGAAGCTCGCTGCAACACCGATTCCCGCCGTCATTTAGACCGATGACGATGAGCAAGGCCGGCGCAATGCCGGCCTTTTTGTTGGGCCTAGGGTTAGCCCATGCCCACCTGCCAATCCAGCAGAACCGCCGTGCTCGCAAGCCCAGCACCTGTTGCCGAGTTGAATACCCTGACGGTGATCGTATTGATCCCGGAAGCAGTACATACCGGGTTCAAGGATGCTACTGATTTGACTTGAAGCCTTTGCATGTTGGTGGTTGCACGGCCGTTGTGGGTGATTACGACGTCGCCCGATGCGTTGGTGGTGCCAGAGAAGCTGCCTGATGCAACATCGGCGATGATTTTGCCAGATCCGGAATAGATCGGATTTGAGCCGCCGAGGTCGAAGATCTTCCGTCCCGTCACGACGATCGAGGAATCTGTTGAGTCGTTGATAATCGCCGCTGCAGCCACGCCTTTCGCCCAGTCATAAACTTTCGGGTTATGCAGGCCGACGCGACAGAACGGACCTGAGACGCGAACAGCTTCTGCTATGGAAATGCTGGTCGAGAGGTTGATGATATCGATGTCGCAGGAGTCTGGTACGACAAACACAGGCTTTGCTCCGGTATCAACAACAGCTGGATCCATCTGAATGCTGAGGTTGACGATCGATGCCGTGTGCCCGCGAGCGGTGGAATCCACAAAATAACCATATGCACAGTTATCCAGGAACATGCCCGAGACCTTGGCCTTGAACGTTGTGCCATTGGTCACATCGCCAGAAACCTGCCAGCCGAAGCGGTGGAAGATGCTGAAATAATTCTCGATGAACAGACCATCAGCCCGCCAGGTGGTGAGCCCGACGGTGTTAAGTTTGTGGTATGCCCATACAGTTGAGTGAAAAGACCAATATGGCCACCAGTTTACATTGAGCAGCCGTGGGCAGTCGTAGGTCAGTTTCAGAACGATACCGTTCATGATCGGCTGGCCGTACAACTTGTCGATCCATACACGGCCTTGCTGGCCGTTGGTGACGAAAAGCCCGCGATAAGGGTTGAGCATGCACACGTTGAACATCTTGAAGTCTGCACAATCGGAGACATAGACGTCATAGTCGTAGACGGTAGGCACAAATGTTCCAGCCGTTACGGTGTGCGATCGCAGCATGCCAATGTCGCGCAGCTCTACCCCTTGGAAGCCAGCCGTGCCGCGCTGAATATCGAAACCTCGGCCCGGGTGGTTGAAGTGGAACCAAGATCCGGCGCCGCGCACGTTTTGGAAAGTGCCAATGGATTGTTGGGTTTCCACGCTGTCGCCGAAGATCGCAAATGAAAGAGTGACCAGGATTGGCGCAGTCGTCTGGTAGGAGAAGCCGGCGGGCAGCGATGGTACGGTTATCCGGCGAACACCCAGGTTGGCGGCGCGCTGGATTGCTGCCGTGTCATCAGCACCGGTAGTTCCGTTCCATGTCCCTCTGGCGCCGAGCTGTTTGATGCTCACGCCGTTTGTGTACACCAGCTGCCAGCGCGTGCCGTCATTACCCACCACCAGAAATCCCGCAATCTCGGTGCTGGTCGTGTCGCCTGGCACGGCAAAGTATTCACCTCCGCCTCCGTCCCCCTTGCCATAGAATCCGAGGGCGAATGCCCTTTGGTTTCTGGAGCCACTCAAGGCTTTGAGTGCGTCAATCGAATCGACGGTACGAGCCACCCCAAATCGCAGGTAGTCGAACAGGTTGCCGCCGTCATAGGCGATGCCGAGGGTGTTGTTGATCAGTCCGCTCACAGAGTCGACGAACTTCCCGACCCAGTTTTTCGTTGCGGCATCCTGAGCATCCACCGGATCTTCCAGGTCGACGATCCTGCGCGCCTCGGCCTGGTAGTGCTCGCTGTCGCGCGGATGTCGCAGAGCCCGAGAATCGCTTTCCCCGGTCTGCTGAATCAGCATCGTCAGGTAATCAAAAACGTCTTCGTGGATCTCTGCAAAATACTCGCCCTGGTTTCGCAGGTCTGTGAGCTGCTGAACAGTAAGTACCCGCGCAATGGTGAGCAACTCGCCCACAGCGAGGGCATTGGTGGTGGTAACAAATCCACCTTGAAGGGAGTTCGCACCCGAGACGGAGTAATCCGTGTTCAGTGTGAGTACTGTGGTTACGCCTGCAACAGACCGTTTTGTCACTACCAGGTCTGTGTTCTTGAAGAACCTGAACCCGGTAGGCCAGTTAACAGTCGCGCCATTGCCATTGTACTGAACGACGCTGGTTGTGTTGGATACGGTCAAAATGGCTGCTCCTAAAATGCAAAAACCCCGCACTTGGCGGGGTTCTTTTGCTGGATTCTTGTCAGTCGGTTTGCTGGATCGCGAAGACGTTGACCTGCACCGAGGCCGTTACCGGCGGGTTAAGGGTCAGGGCTCCGAGTGAAATGCTCAGGGCGACAGCCTGACGGGTGATCTTTATCGTGCAGCCGGTCATCGTGCAGCTTGTTACCTGGGCCTTGTACAGAAAGTTCGCATCGGTGATCACCACGGTAGGGTCGGGCATGATCGGAACGGAGGTGAATCGCCCGACCGGCCATGTCACGGTGAGAGAGTCTGGAGTTCCTGCCGGGGTTGCGTGCTGTTTGGCGTAACGCGGAACGATCGTGCTGTTGATCATTCCGGCGTCTGCGAAACCGGCATCATTCGTCAGCTGAGAAAGCCTGCTGAGAATCTGGCCGAAGATCGATTTGGGAGTCAGGTCCATTTCAGCTACCCCAATAAACAGTGGCCGTACCGTTCACGGCGGTGAGTCGGGCGCGGACCTGCGGGAAGAACGTTTCGAACGTCCCGCCGTCGGTGCCGTAGTTCGTGCCGCTGGCGCTCAGGGTGGCGATGTTGATCCAGCCCTGCCCGTCGTGAGACCCCTCGATCACAGCTGTGGACGACACCGCCCCTGCTCCCTGAACGGCGAGCTGGAACGACATTTTCAAAGATTGGTTAAGCGTCAATGGCGCTGACGTGGCTGGTGACGATCCTGAAATAATGGTCGGCATGCCCTACTCCTTGTTACTGCTTCCGTGGGTTATCGGGTGATTCCAAGCGGATCGAGGTAGCTTTGAGACGGCTTGACCAGAAACTGCTGGCCGTTCTCTTTCTGGATTCTCTGCTCGTTTCGACGCAGCGATCCCGGGTTCATGGCCTCCTGTACCGAATAGAAGAACAGGTGATCCATCGCGATGCGCGTGTAGAACAGGTTCAGGAAGGGGGTGTTGTTCTGCGCGAGGCGGAATGCTGACGAGGCGGCATCGTCCCCTTCGCGCAGCTTCGACCAGAGATCGATCGCACTTGCGGCGGTACCCAGCACGGGGCCGGCGGCGGATTCGAGGGGCTTGTTGCCGAAGCGGCTGGCCTCGCCAAACAGGTAATCACCGAAAATACCCAGACCGCCGCCCTGCACCATTGCGGCAATCCACGTCTTTGGATCTTCAGGGGAGCGCGGGGTGCGCTGTTTCAACACATCCTTAGACGCCATCGACAGATAGCCGAAGGCCGTGGTCCACAGAAGCAGTTGAGCAATTGCCAGTCGCTCGCCGTTGCCATTGCTCAGGGCAGACAGAAAGTCCTTGCTGCCGCGATACCCCTGCCCCAATGGCGTCGGGGTGTAGCCGCGCCCATACAGTTCGCGCCCGATGGTCTTCTGCATATAAGCAGCAGGGAAGCTCTTGAACTGGGTCATGAACCTGATCAGTTCACCAGGGATGGTGCCTGGGCGAGTGCCCTGATTGATGATTGATCGAGTACGGGCATCAGGCTCGAGCACTGCGTAACTCACCCGGTCGTTGACGTAGGCGCGCAGGCTGCGGTCCAGATCTTCACGAACCTCCCGGATTGCGGCCTCATTCACTGGTCGGCCGAGGTCCTGAAGGTGTTGGGTGATTCGCTCATCGCTGATGCTGGATATGCCGTCGGTGGTCATGTAGTCCTTGCCGTCGGCCATGCGCGTTTCCATGCCGCGCAGCAGATCCCACTTGCCGGAATCGAGACCATACAGAGACAGCGCCCGCTGATACTGTGGATCAAGCTTGTTCCAGACGTTGCTTCTGTTGTGGGCAAGGTCGTGAGCCATCATAAGCCCGGCGCTCGCCTTGTTGGCGTCAGTCCACCACGACAGGCCGTTGAGCTTGAAGAACAACGACATTCCGCGGCTCATCTTCCCGCCCATCGAATCGTCGGCCGAGAAGCGGCGCATAATCTCGCCGCGCATTGAGTCGGCAAACACGCCAAAACTGGACAGGATCTTGCGCTGCTCCTCACTCCCGCGACCCTTCAGAAGGCCAGACGTCATTTCGCCCAGCGATCCAAGGTAGCTGCGGCCCTGGTACCGGAACTCACTGGCTGCCACGGGAAGGTCGGTAAAGCTGGAAATCAGGGCGCCGCCGAGTTTCGACAGAGACTGCCAGGCCCGGACGTTTGCTGATATGCGGGCGGCGTAAGCGCTCCCGGCGATACGGGTCTGACCGCTGACTTCCTTATAGCGATTGTCGATCACCCCGCGCCGGGCTTCGTTGAAATTCTTCAACGCCTCAGGATCACCGCCTTTGCGGACGTCTTCCTTGATGATATCCAGCGCCATGTTCAGGTTGGCTTCCGGATTCGTTCCAAGCTTGCGCATCAGTGCGGTGTTCTGGCCGGAGAGGTCGAGCCCGCGCAATACGGCCTCACGCAGGTTGCCGGTGCCGTAGAGGTTGTTGTACTCATGCCACGCCACGCCGTCGGTGAAGTGCAGAACACGTTCCTGGCTCAGCTTCTTGGCAAGGTTGGCCGGACCCTTGAACCCGCTGGGAATTGCTCCGGTGTCGGATTTGAGGTGGTCACCGGAAATCAGCCCGTCAAACACGCCCTTGAGGAATGCGGTCGGGTCCGCAACGCCATCAAAGGTCGTTGGATCAAGACGCGGCAGGACGTCAGTCATCCACTTTTCAAACCCTGCCGAACCCAGTTTTGCAGAGTCGTGACTCTGGCGCGTGACGTAGCCGGGGATTTTGCCGATGCTCGCTCCCGCGCGATTGGCGTCCAGGCGGGTGGCCTCCTGGTATTTCTGGATTACCTTGGCGATCTCGACCACTTGAGGGTTGAGCCCTTTGGTGTCCATGTCCTTGCCCAGACGCCACAGCGCGTCGGCGATATCCTGATCAGAATCACCGCGGGTCAGCACCGGCAGAAGGTCAGAGCTTTCAAGGTCGTGAATCATCCCGCCGATGTATGCATCACCAAGGGCCTTTTGTTCGGCAGCGACCGACAGCCGCGATCCCTGCCGGGCGAGGTTGGTGCCCACCAGAAAGGATTCAACACCAAGGTCCGGGCGGTCAGAGAAATCACGACGTATAAATGACACCAGTTCGGCTCGGCGGCGGACATTGATCAAGGCATTGCGCTTTTCGATGATCGCGGCGTGTTCGGCCTGTTTTGCCAGTTCGTCAGCAGCCTGAAGAGTTGCCCGCTCCATGCCCAAAGCACCGTCGCGCGCCATCAGTTCTTTCGCCCGGCCGCGCAGCAGTTCGAAGATTTCAACGATTTCCTGATCTTCGATATCACCGGCCGCTGCCCGGACAGCATCAACGCATGGGGTCATCTTCCGTTCCTTATGTCGCAGAGTGCGGCAGCCTGATAGGCCTTGGAATACTGTTCAGCCTTGGCCGCCTGGGCAGCTGCAGCGTCGGCTTCGTCCTTGCCAAACTCGGCAATGGAAGCGCGATCTTGTTCGGGCAACTGATTGAGCAGGTCATCCACCAGCGCCTGATCGTCGGCGAGCGCCTGTTTGGCTTCGTCCAGATCATCGACTGGTTTGAGCTGGTCATTGGCGCGCGCGCTGGCAGCCTGCCCTTCCTGATCGACCTTTGGCGCCTGAGGCTGGCGGACCTTGTCCATCGCCGCCTGTGACTTCAGTGGATCCTCAAGGTCGAAAATGTGCTGCACTTCGATGTCGCGCCCGGTCATTGACTGGGCAACGGCTGTGCGAAATGCGCTTTCGCGGACTTTGTAGTCAGCAAACGCAGCAGTTTCTCGGGCAGTGCGAACGGCTGGGCCCAGAGGTTTCAGCTCAAATCCACGCATAATCTGCTTGGTGCGGGCTTCAATCTGAGGACGAAGGCGCTCGGGGATTTCTCCTCGATCAAGTGCATTACGGTCAGCGCGGCTCAGCTCGCCGGCCTTGTTGAGCTCAAGCGTGGTATTGATTTCGCTCTGCCGAGAACGGATCTGCTCACGCTCGGAAGCAATGGATTCCCGCGCAGCGCGCTCGGCCTGCTTGCGGCTCATGCGCTGACCCTGAAACTCCTTGGCGCGGTCCCGATAGGTGTCGTCCAGCGCCATGTCACGCTGAGTCAGCCCGAGGCTTTCGCGGCGAAGATCGGCAACATTCCCTATCCGCTCGCCATCAAGCGTTGGGCGTATCTCATCAATGGCCTGCCGCTCCGCACTGGAGCGGATGGCGACCTGGTCGGATTCGATCTGACGGGAAAGGGTATCGCGCAGTGCGACGTCTGGGTTTTCGTCGAAGGCTCGCGCGAAATCCGTGGATCGTGAGGCTGCTGCTGTTGGCGCCGGCGGCGCCCCCTCATCAATTCTTGGCGTCTCCGTAGACTCAGTTGCAATCCGGCGGCGAAGCGCATCAGACACCGCGCCGCCAACACTGTGCAGGCCACCACCGAGAATTCCGCCGAATGCGATGTTGGCCAGAGAATCGGATAGGCCGTAATCGGTTTGGTCCTGAGCAGCCGCCAGCAATGGCAGGGGCTCGACAATGGCGGCACCCACCGCGCCCTCTGCTGCGCCGACTCCTGCCCGCACACCTGCCCGCGCCAGTGGAGTAGCGGCACTTTCAAGCAGTTGGGCGTATCGGGCTTCGCCGACCACTGGGACAAACGCGGTCGCGACGTTAAGCGGGTCCAGAACTGAGGCGGCAAGACCGGCGGCGATCTGCGTTCCAATACTTCCACCTGGGGAGCGGGCAAGGATCTGCTGGCGGGATATCTGTTCGCGCTGCCGCTGAATCAGAATATCCAGAGCCCCCGGGCGGATGCCCTCATCCGGGATTTTGATGTCAAGACCTGCACCTTCAACCTTCTGCCGCGCCTGGTCGGCCGACATTTTCGGAATCTCTGGGCCGTATACGGCATTGCCGGCCGGGTCGATCACGGGCGAAGGGTTGGTGGCTTCGGACAAATCTCCGATGCGGAACAGCGAGTTCGTCGGGTTGGTGCTCAGCGCACTATCAAACGCGGCGCCGAACACATCACCAGAGTCTGACGGGATGTCGAGCAGCGTGCGCCTGTCGAGCGCCGGGGCGTCACCGGCATAGATCGGCATCAATAACCCCCTGTGATCGAGGGCTCAAAGGCAGGCTTGTTCGCGCCTTTCTCCAGCAGTTGACCCCATGTCTTGGTCAGTGGCTTGCCGTCTTTGCCGAGAACGCGGTAACCGTTAACCGTCAGGTTCAGGCCGGTCTCATCGTTATTGGGAACCCACTGCCCGCCGTTCACCACCGCCTCATGAAGCTGGCGCTTGTTCTCGTCGTCGGCCACACCGCGTAGGCCAGGCAGCGGCGCGAGATCGTCGGGCTTGAGATCGCGAAGCGTCATGTTTGCGCCGGAACTGATGACCTCGGTGTTCAGTGTCTTCGGCACGCGGTAGGAGCCGAAGAAGTCGTACTTGTCGTTCAGCATTCCGTTGACCACCTTCTGCCCTGCGTCTTTGGGGCTCATTCCCTGCAGAACATAAGAGGTAGCGGTTCGCTCGGCAGCCTTGTACATGGTGTTGTACGTCGAAATCCCGCCGGTCTGACCCTGTAAAGATTCGGCAAATGGCAGCATGGCGGACGACACGGACTGTTGAATCTCGTCTGCCTGGCCCTTCTCTAGCGGCTTTTTCAGGTCTGAATCCTTGATCGGCGCCACCGAGGCCATCCGTTCAGCGATGTCTTTCGGCAGGCCGGTGGCGATCACCTGAGCCTCAGCCGGCAGCTTGTTACCCATCTGCTGGATGATCGTCGGGAAGTTCTTGCCCCACGACTGCTGCCAGCCCTCGATCAGTTGCGCGGCGTTATCGCTGCCACCCTCGGCGATCTTCTGGTTAAACGACACGGCCAGTTGCTCGGCAGCGGCGTCGGGCAACAGCTTGACCTGCTGGACGCCAAGGCGCTTTTGCTCGGCGGTGGTGACTGTGGCGTAGCGCTGGTAAGCCTCTGGCGTTCCTGCCTGCTGCGCCTGATCGAATGCACTACGCACGACGGGGCTGTATTTCGCGACGTACGCGGCCGGGTCAGTCTGCTGCTGTTTGATCAGCGTCGAGCCCACAGTCGCCAGGTGCTGGTAGATCTGGGAGTCTTCCTTGAACCCCTCGCCGACAACACCACTTTTGCCGGGCTGGAACTTGTCCAGCAACTGCTGGCGCTCGGTGGGGGTTGCCAGTGCAAATTCGCGAATGGCGGGCGCCACGTCCTGCACCTTCTTGAAACTGTCGTATTCGTCTGCGGCCTTGTCGCCGTACGCAGCCTTGAAGTCAGCCATGCTCGGAGGGTTCTTGAAGTCCAGACCCTGCGTGTAGGCCGCGGTTGCATCCTCTACGCGCCCGCGCAATTCCATGCGGTTGATGGCCTGAATCTGCCGGGCTTCCACCGCACGCTGCCGGGCCTCGGCCTCGCGGCGGCGCTCCTCGGTCTGGATGGCGTTGCCCACCCTCAGCTGGTCATCAGCCGTCATCCCCTCGCGGGAGGCTTCCAGATACTTCTTGGCCCCGGCCGGGTCCTGCTCGGCTTGCCGTCCGATCACCCCGGTGAGCAAGCGGCTGCTGGCGCCCAACTGCTGAAGCTGGGTTTCTTCCGGTGACCAGCCATTGCGATCAGCCTGGGAGGCAATCACGTCCATGGCCTTCTGACGGAAGTAGCCCACCTTGTTGGGATCGTTGAAGTTCAGCGCGGCGGAGTCCTGAGACAGCTTGATCGACGCGTTGTCCGTGTCGTTCATGTACTGCTGGTTCTGTTTGAACTCGTACTGGTTCAGGTCCTGCGACATCGAGCCCTTGCGCGACTGCACGATCTGGTTGAATCGCGCGCGCTGGCGGTCGTTGGTCAGAGAAGACCCGACTTCCTGCTGGTACTTGTCGAACTGGTCGAGGGTCTGGTTCGTGACGTCCAGCGCGTTCTTGCCCTTGCGGGTGTAGACGCCATCCTGCTGGTTGAAAAAGGCGTTGTTCTGCCACTCGGTGAGCTTGTTGTCTGCATCGAGCAAGGATGCGGTGTCGGCGCGCTGCTGTTGCTCTTCAACGATATCGGTTGCTGCCCGGCCGGCTTGGTAAATTCCTCGCTCAAGACCCTGGGTGTCGACAACCTGAGCCTGCGCACGAACGTTTGGCAGGGCTGCCTGCTGAACCTGTCTGCGGTATTGGGGAACGGTAGGCATCTTATCTCCCCAGCTTGGCGTAGGCGGAAGCACCCTGAGCACCGGCGCCCAGCAGCGAGCCGAACATATTGTTCTTGGCCGACTGAACTGCGGTTTTCGCCGATTGGCGATAGGTATCGGACTGGGTCTTGTAGCCCCACGCCTCGCGCGCAGCATTGTTTCGGATCGTCAGGGCGTCGAATTCACCCAGTTGAGCGGTGTCGTCCTGGATGTTTGCAGCGGTGCCGCTGTTGACGTCGATCCCGTTGGCAGCGAAACCAGCGCGCTGGGTGCCGATGGCGGCCGTAGTGGCCAGACGTTGCTGATCTTCTTCAACAGCGCCACGCTTGATCGCATCGTTTGCCGCTGCGTCAGAATATGCAGCGTTCTGCAGATCAGCCGAGGCCTGAGCCGCGCCCGCCTCGTTTGCAGACTTCGCACCCATGACGCCCTGCGCTGCCATCAAGGCAAAAGGAATTGCCGCTACTGCGCACATGCAGTGCCCTCCATCTCGAATGGGTAAAAGAGTTCTTGGTTCATGCCGTAAGGAATGGCGGGCAGAAAGGTGAATCCCAGCCACTTGAGCCAGCGCACAGCCTGGGTATTTCGCACGTCGGCGAAGTTGATCAGCCGCTGATGGCGAGTGCGCATATCGGCAACGACATCCACACACTCGGCCAGAAAGGCGCGGCGGTGGACTTCGATCCATGTCGAGCTGACCATCCATGGCAGCCCATAAACTGAGTCGTGAGCCACGTCGCCGAAGATCGCCAGCACTTTCCCGTCGCAGATGCAGGCCCGGGCACGCGAGCTTTTGTCGATCGCGTGAATCAGTTCGTGTTCCACCGACCAGCCGCGAATCGCCTCAAGTTCGACTCGATCCGCTTCACGGACATGCGCGAGCAAGGCAGTCACATGGCGCGCCTTGACGTCGACCAGATTAGCCACCGGCTTGCACATTGAAGAGCACCCCCAACACGCTAAGCGGCAGTGGATCCTGCTGACGGATGAACACGCGACCTGGCTGCTCCCACTGCCCGGCGACCGTGATGACGGCCTGACCCGTCAGCAAGCGGATCGGGTCGTTGTAGTTTTCCGTATTGCGCTGCTTGTTCTCGTACAAGTGATCGGCGTCAGTGCCCGCGAAAATCCCTCGACTCTCCTCGCAGATAACGGTCACTTCGTTGACGCGTTTCTGCACGCCAAGGAAATTGGGCTGGTTCTGCAGTGTCATGTCGAGCGTTTCAAAGTCGCTCAGGAACGGTAGGCCGATATGTACCAGCATCGCAGGGCGCTGGATCGACACAGCACCACTGACAACCACGGCTTGAGGTTCCACGTTTCCATCCGCAAAGATGCTGACGGTCTTTCCTTCAAGATGGGACAGCCCGCTGAACGTTGCCCGAGCCCTGCCCCAGCGCGCCGCCGGGAGGTTACGCAGAGATTCAGGCACGATTGACCCTGGCGTGACGGTGAGGCTTGTGCCGCTGGTGTAGGCGGTCACGGTCAAGCGGACAATCTGACCGTCTGAGCCGCGCAGAATAATGACTGTCCCGACATCCCCTACAACGAACGTGGATGTGTTCGCAGCCAGGGTCAGCGGATTAGGGTATTTCCAGTCTGTTCCGCCAGTCAGGGTAACTGCGGCAGATGTTGGCCCTCGACCATCGTAGGTGAGCCCGGCGTCCACGAAGAACGACCGATCTAGCGCAGTGTCTTCGCCGGGTACGCTGAGCTGGCGCGAGACGAGGCGCTCGACGTAGCGCCGCGATACGCCGTTGATGATTCGGCGCACGATGAAATACACCGCGTCTTCGTCACCTTCCGGCACTGATGCCACCGATTCGTAGAACCCGTCGGTGTCATGCCGGTGCCAGCTGAACACTTCCTGAGCCGGCAGGTAGGTGAACCCCAGCAATTGCCCGTCATTGCGCACGATCCACAGCACGCTGTTCGGCACCTGGGCCAGCGCCATGTCTTCGATTTCAAACCCGCGCACCAGGTGGGACGACAAGACGGTTAGGTCTTGCCCCTGAAATCCATCGCTGGTGTAGGAGTAAGCCAGGTCGGCAAGCTTCTGACCGCGGGCCTGAACGTAAAGCGCGGTGTTACCGTAGACCGCCGGCGGAACAGTTCCAGAGCCGATGTAGCTCTGCACCTGAGCCTGAATGTTGGTGGGCTTCAGGCCTGTCGCGTCACCGGTGATGGTCCACTCTGCACCAGAGGTCAGCACCAGCAATTCCTTGAGCGGCACCAGGGCGCGGATGCGGTTCACCTGCCGTGACGCAAGCGTGACCGTGATCGCGTCGTCGTCCTTGGTCGGAGTGGAGAAGCCGAAGTTGTTGTATGCACCGACACGGCTGAACCACAGCGTTTGAGGGTTTGCATTACTGGCGCCAAACACTCGGCGCTGCTGGTAATAGCCGACGACACCCGGGTTGTTGCCACTGGCGAAAGGGTTATCGAACGACGGCGGAGTGTCTGTCTTGGTCGGGCCGATGGCGTTATCAGTGAAGGTCAGCCCGGAGGCCTGGCCGATAAAGCCGAAGATCCCCGACCCGTTGTTGTCCTTGTAGATGTTGTAGTGGTCGACACTGCCGGGCGCGGCGGTCCAGGTGAGAACCGCGCCAGCCTTGTTATCCCAGCTGGTGACACTGGCCTGCGCACTTGGCAGGGACTCCTCCGCCGACTCATCTGTAGACACACTGGTGACCACATACCGGTAGACAGTGGTGTCGCCAGTACCACCCGTACGGGGAATCCCCGACAGCCCGGTGGGTGGCTGGATCGTCGGCACGAACGTAATCGCGGTCAGCGTCCAGTTGGTAGGGCCAAAGCGCTTGAGCTCCATAGGCGCGTAGTTGGGATGAACGATCGTCATCACGTCGGCCGACTGTGTGTAGTTCAGCGCGTACAGGTCTACCTCGACGTAGGGCGAGGCGATTTCATACGTCAGGCCTGCGTTCAGCAGCTGCCCGCCGTTGGTGTAAAACCGGATGTAGCCGACACCGAACTCAAGAACGTAGGTCTGCTCGGTGCTGAACTGGAACGGAATCAGCCGCGACTTCTGCGCGCTGACCTTCGTTTCTGCCAGGAATTTGGTCCCGGATCGATTACGAACACCGCCCTCCGGCATGACCATGAAGTTGCGGCACGTTCTGAGCCCGGTGAAATACCGGTTCAGGTCGACGCGGGCATAGGTGGCCGGGGCCAACTCGCCCGAACTGAACGATGGCTGAATGCTCTGGCTCATCGGCTTTCGCGCCCGGTGATGAATACTGACTCAGGCATCTGCTGGCCTTGACCCTCGTTCATGCTCTGCGCGAAGGCAGAATCGACAACACCTCGATAGGCAGCTTCCAGCCGATCAGCAATGCCCGGGTCTTTCGCCAGCGCTGGCGCAATCTCGACGCCGAGCTTGTAGGCCAGCGCAGATACGAAGATGGGATCGAAGAAGCCGGGGTCGTCAATGCGAACGGTGTATTCGAGCGTGGCCGGAGTGACAGATGTGGCGATCAAACGGGTGGATTCGCCCTGAATCACTCGGAACGGGATGGGCTGCAGTTGCGGGATGCACACGTCATTACCAGCAAACGGCCAGTAATCGACAGGGAATATCTGGTTCACGATCTTCCGCGCATACAGGCAGTCGGTCGGGAACGCATAACTGTAGGGGTAGATCGGGTCGGGATTGGTGGCGACTTCGGCCAGGCTGACGAACTTGGTCGCGAACGACCACGGCTTGTCACGCAGCACCCAGTCGCGGGTTTGCTCATAGAACAGCGAGCACTCTTCAGCTTGCTTGCTGCGCTCGGTCAAGCTGTCGATGCGCTGACCATTGCCGATGCGCGACAAGGCCATATTGCAAATTTCAACGACACTTGGCATGAGATCCCTCGGACAAAAAGAAAGGGGCCCGAAGGCCCCTATGTGTTGCGGGTGGTGTTACTTCTTGGCCTTGTCGACCAGTGCAGCTTCCTTGACCGCGACATCCTTCTCGCGGGCGTCCAGCTCGGACGCTTTGGTTACAGCGGACTGTTCCCGGACGTCGAGGTCTTTTGCCCGGCCATCAGCATCTTCGATCATCTGATCAAGTTGCTGCTCCCGGGCGTCGACATCCTTTTCTCGTTTTGCGATCTCATCCTCGCGCAGATTTAACTCCTTCTCACGCACGTCGAGATCGATCGCCTGAGTGTCCGGCTCAACATCAGGATCTTCGTAAGCCTCCTGACCTTCCAGCAAACGCAGGTTAGGGCCCGGCCGACCTTCGTACTCGACATGCTCGCCCGCTTGGTAGATGCGGTCGTCGATGTAGCTGGGCTCCAACACTTCATACTTGCGCGGGCCAGCTTCTTTTTTCTTAGCCATCACTCAACCCTCAGAAGTTGTAGCCTTTGGTGTACGCACGGAATGCCTGAACATCCTTCGCGAAGAACGCGGAGAACGCGCCAGCAGTCAGCGGGCCAGTGGCGACGGTGTAGCGCACACCGATGTAACGCTTGTAGGCGTCGGCCGGCAGCTTGAACGCCATGAGCGTCTTGCCGCCAGTCAGTGCCGCCAAGGCGTAGACCGGGGATGCGAAGTGGACCGTCGGAGCGGTGGCGATGTCGGCGGTGGTGGACGACTCCAGGGTGACCTGAACAGTCGCGGCACCTGCCGCAGTGGCGGTGGTGTCTACCTGAACAACCAGATAGACGTCCTCGCCCACACCGATATCGCGGGTGGCGTTGCTGTTGACCGAGTTGCCGACCGGGAACAGGTCGTAAACGTTGGTCGAGATGGCGGTCGCGGTGACCACCTGGCTGTCGGAAAACTCAGCCTGCTTATCTACGTACATGGTGAGCTCCTTAAACCACTCGGGCTTCGGTGTTGAGGATTGCATCGACACGACGCACAGGCACTTCGCCGAACATCAGCGCTGGTTTGCCTGCCACGTTGTCGTAGCTCAGGGTGCCGGAGGCGACCTTGTTCACGGTCTGGCGGCGGAGGAAGGAGCGTACGCGGCGCGATACATAGAACACCGGAGTCACACCGGTGAGGCTTTGGATCAGTTCAAGCGCCTGCGTCATCAGGTCGATGATGTCTCCACCGGTTGCTGCGTTCTTGGTCAGCGCCGACACATCGATGTTCGCGATGCGAACGATGTAGCGCCAGTCCTTGACCGCGATACCAGCTTTCCACTGGTACTGGTCCATCAGTGCGCGGAAACGGTTGCCGTTGACATCGAAAGCGTCACCTTCACCCAGGTCTTTGTGCACCAGACCAGCCTTCGACCCTTTCGGGTAGATGCCGTGCACGGTTTTCTCGCCCCAGCCGATCAGCCAGATCGAGGTGTTGGTGGAACCAGTACCGCCGGCATCGATGACGTTGTTGGCGGTCTGGGCGTTTGCGGTGTTTACGGTGTTGAACCGAGGAGCCAAGCCCGTGAACGACTCAGGAACGATCTCTTGGTTGCCGTAGATGGCGCCAACCTGCATGGTCTGGTTCATGGACTCCATGAAGGACGACGATTCAGACAGGCGGAAGGCTGCGGTGTTGCCGTTGAGCTCAGCCAGATCGACGTCGACCTGGCCGCGGCCTTCCATGATTCCGCAGGCTTCATCCACTTGCGCAGTGGTCGATTTGCTTGGCGGCACACCGCTGTTGAGCTTGCGGTAAATCACGGTAGGCAAGCCGGTTCGGGTGGTGATGCGTGAGCCGGTAGGCAGGTTGCCTTCGTAAAAAGGCATGTCCAGCAGCATTTCGTTTTCTTGGGTGAGCAGTTCAGCGATCGGCATGATGCCGCCGCCGTCAGGGTTCATGCGTTTCGCTACGTCGAGCAGCGTCGGTACGGTATTACCAATGGTGGCCATGAGCGGCGCTCCTTAATTTGGGTAATTGGGGTACATGCGTTCCGCGATGGAACGCTCGGCAGGCTGGTTGCTGGTCGTCTTGTGGATCGACCCTTCGCCCAGTTGTGTGCCGATTTTGTGGAAGGTCTTGACCAGCAGCGGGTGATTACCCAAGCCGGTCTCCTTGAAGAACTGCGTCAACTCTGGCGAGCCGAATGCAGCGAGTGCGCTATTTGCGATACCGACGTTCGCCTCGAACTTGGCGCCGCCGAACTCCGGATCGCTTTTCAGCTCACCGACCCACGTTTCAACCTGCTGTTTGTGGGCTGCAACGGCCGCCTCTGTCGAAGACGTCGAGCGCTTTGCATCCATGTCCACCAGGCGCTGAGCCTGCTCGTTGGTCAGTCCCAGCTCCTTGAAGGCAGCGGAGTACTCACCGAGAGCGGTCTCGTCGACCTGGTAGCCTTCGGGATACTTGAACTCGTACTTCTCCGGGACTGGCGGTTTGGCATCTGCAGGTTTTTCTGCTGCTGGCGGTTCAGCAGGTGGAGTGACTGCCGGAGCAGGCTCGACCGCTGGAGGCGTAACAGCAGGTTGCGACTGCGTTGTCTCGGCGCCACTTACGGGAGTGGTGGTGGCGGCTTCGGCTGCTTCAGTCATTGCTCGGTTTCCTCGTACTGGGTGTTTTCGCGGACCATCTGCGGATAGGCTTCAGGGCACAGGCGATTGATTTCGCCGAGCAGGTACAAACCGTGCTGGCGCATTCCCTCGTTCAGGCTCATGCGCCCGCCGTGGGTGTCGAAGGTGGTTTGAAACATCTTTGCGCGGGACATCTGCGACCAGACGATGCGGCGACCTCGCTGCGACTCCATGAGCCAGAGGAAATCGTCATCGAGGCGCTTTTGTTGCAGGCGCTGCTGTGCCTCCCGTTGTCCCGGGATATCGTCGTCATCAAACATTTAGGCCCCGACTATTTGGCCGAGCGCGTTGTTCGGCGTGACTTCGGTTTCGGAAAGGAGCTTGGCGCCCTGAATGCCTGCGCCAAGGAGTTGCTGAGCCTGAGCTGCCTGTTGCTGCTGGGCGCGTTGCTCGCGGATCTGCGCCACCTGTTCGTCGCCACGGACCACAGTTGGCACCACACCGGTCGCGGTGGCGTATTCGTCGATGGTCTGGTCAATGTCGAACTTGTCGAGCGCTGTCTGGTCGACGCCAGCCAGGTTGCCGACGAATGCCGAGAAGCGTTCCAGCCCGGCCACGCCCAAGGCTTTCTGCGCCTGAGCGAGGATCGAGACGTACTCGACCTTGAGTTCAAGGTTTTCCAGCTCTTCTGGAGGCGGCGGTAGCAGTGGCTCCCCGTCCACGATGCCCTGCCAGATCGGGATCGACTGGCGCAGCATGATGTTGAAGCAGCGATCGATCAGAGGATCGAGGCCTTCGTCATTGATGTGCTCGAGCACTGGGCCGAGCATCAGCATCTTCTCTTCCTTGCGCTCAGCGATCTCAGTCGCGGTGCGCACGGTGTCGAGCTGGCTGATCATCAGGAACAGGTCGGCGAAGTACGACTCCTTGATGGAGTACTCAAGCGCCTGAATCTTCTGCGCCAGCGGGTTGAGCCAGCCTGCATTCGGCTCGTAGATTGGCGCGATCTGGTTCTGACCGCCTACCTGATCCACGTAGGTGATGCCGCCAGGAACCATCGAGCTTGGCTGTCCGCGCAGGGATGAAGGCGCTTGCAGGGCCGGATCAGACCCGCGATCCACCAACTGAGCAGAACGTTTCTCGTACAGCTGCAGGGCCTTGATGTCCGGCAGCGCGATATGACCAGGACCTGTACCGTAAGCATCCTCTGGCAGAAGATCCCAGCGCACCGCAACAATCGGGAACTCGTGGAAGCCCTTCTGCTCCAGCAGCTTCTTCGGGTCTTCGCAGGCAACTTCATAGGTGATCGACGAGAACGGCAGGTTTTTACTGTCGATCTTGCCATCTTCGCGGTAGCGGTTGGGCTCAATGGCCTGGCGGCAGTCAACCCACGAGTCGCGGCGGTTGGCATCCCACTCGCCCTGTACACGTACAGAGCACTTGTCCTTGCCGAACTTCTCAACCAGCTGGCCGACGGTCATCTTGAATTCGCGGTAGAACGTGTCCACCGTGCCGCGCGCGCCGTTTGCCACGTAGTACTGGCCGACGGTGAAGGCTTCGAAGCGGAACACCTCTTTGTCGTCTTCCTCGATCGACATGGCGCCCGTGCCGAACGTGCCCATTTCCGAGTAGAGGACAGGCAGCGAGCTGTACAGGTTGGACTTGAGGAACTTGTCGCGCATCCGCTGGGTGACTTCATACAGCCAGGCCTTGATCGGGCCGTATTCCATCGCGGCAGCAGACTCGGTGCTCAGCTGGAACCATGGACGGGCCGGGGAAGTGATGCCTGACACCATGCCGGCGGATTGCGTGCGGCTCGCTTTGGTCCCTGTGCTGTTGATGATCTTGCGGCTGCGGCGATCACCCTGGGGTTTGCCGTCGTACAGGAACTTCGAACGCATGGGCAGCACGTAGTCGGACAGGTCTTTCCATGTGATTTCCCATGGTTGACGCTCGTTCTTGAGCATCGCAAGACGCTTGTCTGCGCGCTGACGTGGTGTCTCTTCCATCGATTAGCTCCCGAGCAACGTCTTGGTGCCCGTGGTAGTGCCAGCGGTCGAGCCGCCAAGGATGGTGCTGGACAGACCGGCAGCGGCAGCACGACGGCGTTTCTCGTCATCACGCGCCGCCGTGGATGCTGCGTTCACGTCACCGACTGCGGTAGTGGTCGAGGTAGCAGCAGGCTGAGCCACGTCAGGCGTAGCAAGAATGCCGTTGTCGCCCAGCAGGTTCGGCAGGCCCAGCTTGTCCAGGATCACGTCACCGCCGCGCAGTGGGTCGATCTTCTTGATGATTTTCGCAGCGCCGCCGCACATGGCCGCCTCCTATGAATTGAATGGGTCGTAATCGGATTGGTGCGTGCCGTGCTCGACGGGCTTGCATTGGAACCGCTGACGGGCGAATCGCCGCATCATGTAGGCGTACCGGGTGGCAGACAGGATGTCGTCGTTGATCTTGACGATCTTCCCGTTCTCGTCCCGGTGGTAACTCATCTTCTCTTCGAAGAAGTCGGTCAGGTGGCTGAACACCTTGAAGCGGCCGGTGGTCATGCGCTCGTACATCTCGACGAGTCCGATCTCGACGCCAACACCGCCATCTGCCCATGTCGCGTGGGTGGGCAACATGGTCCAGCCTGCGTCGACGTAGGCCTTCTTCTGCTGCTCGCCTGATGACTTCTCAGATTGCAAGCCGTCTGATGGCCAAGCGGTGGGCACATGGTTGGCCCAAGACTTGACAGTGCCCCACACCGTTGAAGGCGTGACCTTCGATTTCTTCCATGCGTGCGCCAGATAAACCGTATCCGACTCAAGGTCGATCCAGATCTGTACGTGCGCTTGCGGGTGATCCCAGCCGAAGTCCATGCCGTTGATGACCCAGTAATGGTCGGGACATGGGAACGGCTGGCATTTGATGTCCTCGTCACCGAAGTCAAATATCAAGCCGGTACCGAGCAATGGCATCCCCTTGGAGCGCATATCGCGTTGCCACTCGGGGTACATGCCAAGCAGCTTGCGCTGAGTGTCAGCGGTCAAGTGCGGTGCATCTGCCCAGGTGGCGCGCTGAATGTATTGGCCCTCGGCTGGGCAGTCCATGAACTGAACGACCAACTCTGTTCGCCCGTTCTCAGGGGTGAACGTCAGGATGCCGCGACCGCCTTGGCCGTTGTCGCCGGTAGCCGTACGTGTCAGCACCTGAGGGTAAATTGCGTTGTCGCGTGGCTCTTCGTCGATGTGATACCAGTCGACGCTGTCGCCCATGATCGCGTGTTGGCCCTGGCTGTAGGACCAGAACTGCACCGTTGCGATGCTGCCAGTCTTGTGCCTGACCGTGATCTGACGCATGGCGCCCGATGTGCCAGTGGCTGACAGGTGGGCAACGATGCGATCCGCCGGAATCAGGCCGCCAGTCCACTTGCCGCCTTCCAGCGTGCCGAACAGCGGCGTCTGCAGCAGGTCGCGCGTCTTCTCCATCGAGAAGCCGAGCAGCCAGCACATCGGCGCATGATCGAACTTGTGACCTTCCCAGTCGTCCGGGTAGTCACCCAACAGGTGCATGGCATCGATCGTCAACCCGGTGCGAGTCTTGCCCACCCGGTTTGCCGCCATGAGCATGCACGAGGTGTTGTCAGCCGTAGCCTTTACGAACTTGCGTTGCCACTCATACAGGGTTTCGAACTGGAGCAGATGGCGCCTTTGAGCATCCCGACGCGCTTTCTCTTCCAGCAGCGCCAGCAGCTCAAGTTTCTCAGCCTTGCTGACCTGAGAGCTTGGCGATTCGGCGATCAAGTTCTTCTTCCGTCAGTTTGCTGCGGTCGTCATTCGGTTGCTCGGCGCCGACGTCGTAGGCCTGGCGCTCAAGCGTGATCAGATTCTTCAGGGTCTCGCCCAATTCCTTGAGCGTCTTGGTGCGGGATGGCAGGTCGATCACCTTGCGGTACGCATCGCTTAACCTGGTGTCTTCCGGGTTGTGCAGGATTTCACCGAGCTCTTCGAATAGCTGACGGTTATCCGTCAGCCCTTCCAGCTCATCCAGCAGCTTGTTGGCCAGCCGGCGATACCGGCCAATGTCAGCGCGGTGGCCGATGCGGATATTCGCAATGACCTGGGCATTCGCCTCGACGATTCCACGCTCGGTTGCCAACTGTTCAGTGGAAACCTGTTTGGAAACCTCTGCTTTGGAAACCAGCGAATCGGCCTTGGCCTGGATCTTGGCCGAGAGGTCTCGCTCCCAGCTGTGGGCCTTGGCGCGCTTGTTGATAGCGGTGTGTGATACGCCACAGGCCGCGGCGATCTCTCGAATGGACAGCAGGCCAGCACGGTAAAGGTGCTCGATGCGCTCCCAGTCAGGTGACACCTTGTCTGTCATTACTCCCCCGACAACTCTGGGGTTTCGGTCGATGAGGTGTCTTCCTCTGCTGGCTTCTCTTCCTCAGGCACAACCTTGAGCCAGTCGAAGGAGGTGAACACGGCAACGATGGCGCCCTTCTCACCAATGAAGCGCAGGTCTGACCCTTGAGAAAAGGTGACAGCTTCGATTGCGTGTAACGTGTTGGTTGCGAACACCTGGTACTTGATCATTTCGAATCTCTCAGTGCGTCGTACGATCGCTCACAGGCGAATCCGGCCCGACGACTTGCGTCAAGCGCTGTTGCCAGTTCGCCCGCATGGTTGTCAGCTTCTGTGCGCAACTGGGCGAGCAGATCGGTAAGGTCGTTGATTGTCTTGCCTCTTGCGGCAAGGATGGAATTGAGGGTGGCGCGGTCGGCGAGCAGCTTGGCTGTCTGTTGGCGCAGGCTGTCACCAGTAGCAGCAAGCTCAGCAGCGTGAGCGTCGTCTTGTGCTTTCTGATTGGCTGCATCGGTGCGGACCTGATCAATGGACTGTTGGCGTTTCTGCTCGACTTCGCGTGCCTTCTCGCTGGCCTTTCTGGCCTGGCCTTCGATGTCGGCCACGTATTCGGCGTGAGCGGCCTTCATGGTCTGCAGGCGATAGGTCTGCATCCCGCATGCGATGACCAGTGCAATGACGACACCGATCAGCCAGTTCATTGCGTCCCGCCGAGGCAGACATTGCGCTCGGCAGCCCGGCGATTGACCAGACCTTGAACACGCTTACCACCCGCATTGACCCACTTGTCCATCTCACGGCAACCGCCAGCGATGTCGCCAGCGTTCACCTTGGCGGCCAAAGTGGAGTTGCAGAATGCTCCAGCGCCCAGGTTGTAGGTGAAACTGACAAAGGCGGCGCGCTCGTTATCCTTGAGCGGGACCCTGATGCATCGCGAAACGGCACTGTTCGCTTCCTGCAGGTCGGCGCCGAGCAGTCTGTTGCACTGCTCATCGGTCAGCGTCTGGCCCAATCTCACATCTGACCCGGTGTGGCCGTAACAGATGGTTGGGATATCAACGATGTCGAGGTATGTCCTGTTCGACTTCCCTTCCCACGGCGCTACCAATGCAATGGACGCGGTCAAGGCAGCACCAACGAGCGCACCACCGACCTTCTGATTGCGGTTAGGCATCGGCGTCTCTCGCTTTCGGCTGGTAGACCATGCGGGCAACCAGTGCGATCACCAATGCAGTGCGGTAGATGATCAGGTCAGTGGTGGTTGGGTCGTAGTGCATGAACAGCTGTACGGTGTCGGGCAGAAACTGGAGCAGGAACAGCGCTTGCACACTCGAAAACCGCCACGCCTTTCGCCATTCAGGGATGAGGCGCATGGTCGGCGTCCGAGGGTAGAAGTTTTTCGAGGCTTTCGGCGTAGCGTTTCCAGTCGTCACGGCTGGCCGTCACGCGGCGCAGTTCGGCATCCTTGGATGCAGCTGGCTTTGGGCACTCGCTTGGGGCTGAGGTGTATCGGTTGACTGTGGTGTGTTGCACGGGCCGGTCTCGCTGGATGGCTTCTCGAGGCATACAGCCAGCGAGCAAGAGCGCTACCAGGAGAAGGAATCTCACCGGGGACGGCCCACACTTTTCAGAATTTCAGTGATCGAGTTGAGCTGGAAGTCCTGACGCTGATCAGAGGTGCGCAGCGCATCGATGAACTTGTCACTCGATTCGCGGGTTCGTTCCAGAGAGTCGACACGGGCGGCAAGCAGGGCTTGGCTGGTCTGGTAGTTGTTCAAAGTGGTCTGCAGCGTGCCAAGCGCGCCAAGGACGTAGACGAACGCTCCAATCGCAGCCGCAGACAGCAGATTTTGCAACAGAGGCATAAAGACCTTGAACGCCGTACTGTCAGCGATGCGAGATACGTCGGTCATTGAACGGTCCAAATTGCAGGCATAAAAAAGCCCGACGCATTGGCCGGGCTTTGACTTAATTCGCAAAAGCGAAGATGTGACAAAATACCGTGCTTTTATATCTTTTTTACTAAATCGCATCAACATTTATTTGCAAGGCGCCCAATATCTGACGAGCACCACCATCAACAGCGGCTTCAACAGCTGAAAGCACCCTTTCGTCCGGCCTGAACCACTCCCCATGAGCCCGACTGGTAGCTAATTTCTTGTGAAGGAAATGTTCAAAGTCGCCATAGCTCCTGACGGTTGCAAGCAGCCTTAGCTCGCAAGGCGATGATCCTCGCAGGGAGCTGAGTCTCTTGTTTACGTCTTTCGCCTGCCCGATCTTAATAAGCATCTGCGAGGGGGCAAATATGAAATAGATGTTCGTCATGCATCGCACCGCACGAACAAGCCTGGCCTTTGTCTCTTCGTCCAGATTGAATTTCTCGCCCGCGGCATGTCTGCGCTCGACTTCTTCAAACTCCTCAACCTCTAAAAGCATCTGCTTGTTAAAGCCCGAGAGATTGGTGTAAGGCCTGAACGTCCTTCGGCCCAGCGTATCGAAGCTGTACGCATCGAAATCAGCGCTATGCAGCATGGCGACTGTACTCCTGAGTGAAAGCCCGGACATGCATCGCTAAAATTGACTCGCTTATGGAAATATCTCGCCAGAGATAAACCCTTTTGATCAGCTTCCTTGTGGAATCGCTGCACCTTGCCACTGCCATATCAACAGCTAGCGCAGTGTCGTCATTCATTAGCCTGGCGCCAGCTCCCTTCGACTTTGAAAGACTCGACCCTACGAACTCACTTCGGACCCAGCGCGCCCACTCAGTCAAAAGCCAGTCGGAATAATGAAAGTCTGCGTCTTTCATGCTGCCTTCCCCTTCAATTCTCTGGTCTTTGCCCGATACCGGGCCTTGATCTCTTTCAGGTCGTCCACGGTGTATTTCTTCACCGACTGATCCGACTCCAGTTCGTCGACTGCGGCCTGGCCGATGCGGGCAATGAGGCCGAGGCGGTAATCCACAGCGTTACCAGACAAGAACCGATTGTCCTGTTTGCTCTGGGCGTGACAGTTGCGCTCGTCGAAGCGCAGGTGCGGGGCTGAGCCGACACTGCGGTAGTGCCCGGCATCTACGGCGTTACCGTTCCAGTCCAATGGCTTGCCGCTGGAGATGCATCGGTGCCCGGCCAACTGGTCACGCCAACGAATGAATTCATTAAACGCTTGCTGGGCTTCCCGAAGGTGATCGCCGCGGCTCTTCAGCTTCTCCTTGCGTACCTTGATGTCCTGACGGTCCAGCTCCGCCAGTGCCTTGCGGGCTTTCTCCTGATTCGCAGGGTTCTTGGCCTCAGCCAGAGCGCAGGATGGGCTGCACACCTTCTGCCCGAGGCGTTGAGGAATGAACGCGGTCCCGCATTCGGCATTCACGCAGCGTTTCTTCCGGCGAGCCGGCGGCGACTTCTTCACTACCTGTCCGATCACATCCCACCCCCGAACTGATGCGCACATGGGTTCGAGTGGTAGCTGTGCTCGAGCATGGTGGCGATGGCCCGAATGAGGCCCTTTGCGAACTCAGTCATAGCGACCACCCCACAGATCCTTCTGCGTCCATCGCACCTGGTGCTCGGCGCCGAATGCGGAAACCCACTCGATCAACTCGGCGCACTTACTCACGGTGAGCTTGCTCGTGCGCTCGTACAGGACGTCGATGCCCTTCCCGTCGATAGCTGGGATCATCTGGATGGTCTCGCCACTCTCGCGAAGCCACGCGGCGGTGCAGAGTCGTTTCCAGACTGTGACGTCCCACTTCCGACCGGCGTGCTCAACCTGACGCGAGATGTCGGCCAACATGGCGTGGAGTTTCTTGTTCTGCTCGCCGTTGCGGTCCGGCTCCTTGATCACGATCAACTTCGGTTTGGTGAAGTCCGTGCCGCGCAGCACGCCGAACAGGCGGCTGGTGTCTTGGGCGTTTTGCATGAGGATCTCGATCATGACTGCGCCTCCTTGCTCGGAGCGGCGTGGCAGTTCTCGCACGCGCCACCGTTCGCCGCCATGTACCCGGCTCCGTAGCTGGTCGATGGATAGCCGTCCCCGCAGCCACACCAAACAAGCTCGGCTTCTGGCAGCCGATCAGGAAGAGTCCAGTCATTGTGTTTGGCCCGCAGCCGACTCATAGCACCGGCGAGCTTTGCCCGGCCGACATTGGAGAGCTCGGCATCCTTACGAAGCGCCTCGTTCTCCAACCTCAGCGCCTCACAGTCAGCCAGAACATCGCTCGGCACGGCCAGTTGTTGGCGAAGGCCCAAGACCTCAGCCGAAAGCTTTGTGAAGCCTTCCACGGCCTCTTCGTATTTCTTCAGGGTGTCTTCGTTTTCGAGTTCGAGGCGCTCGTTCTCGGCCTTGAGCCGGTCGCGCTCATTTGCAAGAGAGGCGTTCGCATTTTGGTATTCATCGAACGTGCCCAGCTTCTCATGCATGTGAGCGGCGCCCTGCTTTCCGATCAATTCAAGATGCGCCTCGCATTCTTCGCGAAGCAGCTCAATCTCCGCGATCAGCTCCAGCACTGCGGCAGGGTTGGCGGCTGCGATGTACTCCCGGTTCGCGGCGCCATTTTCTGAAGTTGGATTTCCAAAGATCCCAAACTTCGCACCCTCGGGCATTACGCCGTCTATAGTTTTCACCCACGGTCCAGGCGTTGCAGCCTCAGCTAGCGCCTTCAGTTTCTGAATGTCGGTCATGGCCGGCGCTCCTGACATTCGTACATTTTGTCGCCAGCCATGAAGCCTATTTTTTTGTCGCAAAGCTCGCCAATTCGCTGGCTCTGCAGATGCGCGCCTAAGCTCATCGCCACGAGCCCGATCAAGATCGCGGCCAAGATAGAAGTAAAACCATTGATCTCGCTCATTTGAACAACGCTCCCTGCTGAGCAGGCGCAGTCACCCGCTGAACTTTGTGGTGCACGCCGTAACCGGCCACCACGACGATGATGGTCAGGACGATCCAGATTCGGGAGGCGTTCATGGGAGAAGGTCCTTTGGGATGCAGGCCCACTCGCCGGTCTTGTAGGCAACCAGCGCGCGGCAAGCAGCGATGAGGTGGGTGGGGCCATACGCCATGTGGTCATTCAGGTACATGCCGTTTTCGTCGCAGAGCGAGGCGCCGATGGTCTCCGGATGATCACAGCTGAAGTCCATCAAGAAGCGCGAGATAAGCGGTCCGCCCTGAGCCCAGTTGGTAGATGGCTGGTATGGGATCTCGAAGTCACCGCCAACGGTCGGCCGGTGAAGCCGGTCAAACCGCAGTCCGTTGAGCTCAATCGTCAGGCAACCAGTGCCGGTAACAGCCCAATCCAGCGCCGCGCCCGTCAGTTCGGCCGTCTTCACCTCCTTGAACTCGGTCATACGCACCCCCTGACCAGTCGGACATTGGTAGGCCCTTGCGCGGCCCGACGCTGGCTGCCGTCATGGCGGACAAGGCGGTTATCCGCACCCTTGGTCATGAGAGTCATGTCGTGGTAGTTCCGGGAGACCTGGAAGCCCTCAGACTTGAGGGCGTCGATTGTCTTTTGTTGGTTGGGAGTCATGGGCGGGCCTCCTCTGCCTCTGCGCGATCGATGAGCGAGTCAAGACGCGACATCGACAGGGCGAGCATCTGGTCGTAATCGTCGTCACCCAAAACCGGAACGCTCACATAGCGCACTCGATGGTTCGTCATGGTGACTGCCAGTTCGAGGGCCTGACGCGCCTCCACTGGGGTTGCGAGACGCACTGTCATTGGGAAGCCCTCTTTCCGAACTTCGCCATCAGCAGCGCGCGGGCGGACTTGCCGTCAACCGGGATGCCTTGCTGAATGATTCGTTCTTGTATTTGTTGGTCGGCCAGCTCGTCGGCCAATTCGAGTGCGGTTTTCTGGCTGTCGTGGCCGATACCTGCGAGGATCTTCCCGTCAAGCGGTTGACCATCCAGAGCGCGGCGAATGACTATCGCGTACGCCCGGTCGAAACGAGCACGCAGCGATTTGTCTTCCTGCTTGGCGCAGCGCAGATCGAAGATCCCGGTTTCGTTGGCAGCGATTCGCACGCCTTCGTGGCTGTAGGACCCCATCAAAGCCTCAAGCCAGGCGTCCGCACTCGAAGGCATGCCGAAGTCTTCGGCGGTCGGCGTGCACATTGCGATGAATTCACCAACGCTAGGGGCGAATGGTTTACTCATCTTCCGGCACTTCTGGACGCCGAATTCGATCTGCTCCAGCGAGCGAATACCTACAGCGGCGAACTCCTTGATCCACTCGGCCTTAGCGGCATCCAGTGCATCGGTCGAGGGCCAAGCCTGACGCCACGCAGGGAAGATTCCGCGAAGGCGGCGAAACAGGTTGTTCACGACCTCGGCGGTTTCCAGAGTAACCACGACAGGCTCGCTGGCCGGAGCCGCTGGCAGGTTGGACATACTGGACATGACTTGCGCGACGGACTTCATGGGCTCACCACAAGCCCTTCCGCCCATGCGGTGCTGTCGAAGTCTGGCTCTGTACGCTGTGGCGCCGAGAGCGAAGGCTTGGCAGCGCGCTTGGTGATCCAGTCGACCTCAAACCCTTGCCAGCCGTTGTCGACAGCGATGGTCATGGCTTGAGTTGGAGACACTCCGAACGCCATGCACTGGCCGAGTTTCGCGTTCAGGGCTGACCAGACGCGGGCCGAAACCGGTGCTCGCTTCGCCTTGCGAACAGCGAGGTAATCAGCGATCAGGGATTCATCGAGGTTATGCGGGTTGTCGGCCAGCATGGCTGCCTTGCCGAACGGAGTCTTCCGCTCAGCTTTGGCAGGGACGTTTTCCGTCAAGGGGGTAATACCTTCTTCCGAAGGAAGAGGTATAGGGGTTTGTTTCTTAGAATAAAGAAGGGAGTCGTCGGTTTTGGTCTGACTCGGAAATGTGACGACTCGGCTCATATCATCCGAGTCAGACCGTATGGTCCGATTCGGACATTCGAAATACACCCAGTCTTTCGGGTCGCAAATACTGATTTCACCACGCGAACCACCCTCGCGATGAATGACTCGGCGCTTCAGCAGGTGGCTGATGGCCTTGGAGGCTACGTCAGGGTGAATGTGGGTCGCCTTGGCTACGTCGGTAGCCTTGATGCGCACAGCGCCCGCCTGGAAGTTGATAGTGGCTTTGGCAATGTATAGCGCCACCTTCAGCTCTCGCCCAGGCAGATCGATAGCCATCAGGCCATCCATAATCTGGTTGTCCATTCGGGTGAACCCTCGGGACTTGTCAAATGAGACGATGTTTGTCATGATCTTCCTCACATCTGCTGTACGAAATTGCCGACCTTGACCGTCGGCTTTTTTGTGTCCGTCTTTCGGACCTATCAGGGCCTATTCAGGCTTTACGGTGAAACGGTGCTACAACTCCCCGCGGATTCCGGGGTTTGGTGCGGTTCGCCAGTTCCCGACGCATCAACTCTGCTGCCAGTTCTTCGGGGGTTATTCCCCTCTTCTCTGCCTCACGCTCCAGCTGATCCATCAGGCCCTGATCCAAACCCACCTGTTCGATAGGCATAAGGCCTCCTGCGGGCCTTCAGGCCGCGTTGTGTTCGCTTGTATCCTCAGCAGCCAGGGCAGCCAGCTGCGCTTCGAGAAGGTCCCGGCAAAGAACAGCGCGCTGAGTTCTGTGGAACTTGGCGAGCGCCTGAATCAACTCGAAAGTGTCCTCGTCGACGCGGACCTTTATTTCTCGGTCATGCAGATGGCGGGGGTTGGCGTACATCGGTATCTCCTCGGTTATTGGAAAGGGTTCAAGCTGCTGATTGATTGGTTTCTGCTGGCGGAAACACGTCGTCCAGGGTCACGTCAGCACCATTGGTGTTGAGCGCAGCAACGATCCGCCGGCACTCATCAAGCGGCGGCTTGCGGCGGCCGCTCTCGTAGTGGGCGATTGCGCCCTGCGTCATTCCGATGATCTGAGCCAGAACGGCCTGGGTTACACCGGCTTTTTCGCGGATCGTTTTCAGGTTGGACATAGGGTTTCTCCGTACTCTTGCACGGATATTACTTTGGGTAATGAAATGTCGCAAGCAGCATTACAGGCTGTCTCTGGTGGGGAGCCTTACAGGACGTAATGATTTGCGAATGAAGACATGGTACGAACTGGCAAAGGCCAGAATGAAAGAGCGCCGGATTACTCAGGAGACGCTGGCTGAACACATGGGTGTGAGCCAGGGTGGTGTTGCGCACTGGTTGAGCGGCAGGCGTGAGCCCTCACTTGAGGTGATTTCGGCAGTCCTTAAATATCTCGGACTCCCGCCAATGACGGTTTCCGTCGCGGAACCTGTTCGCGTCGAGTCAAACATGGAGCTGATCGGGGAGCTGTCAGGATGGGACGACGGTGATCCAGTCGATAACGACGAGTGCGAAGTGCCCTATTATGTAGAGGTTGAATTCGCTGGCGGAAACGGAATGACCGAAGTAGTAGAGGTAGCGGAAAGGAAACTGCGCTTCAGTAATGCCACCCTGCGAGCCGCTGGGGTGGACTGCAAGAGCGCAGCCTGTGCCCGGATCAAGGGGAAGAGCATGGAGCGCCTGATACTGGACGGCGCCACCATCGGGTTCGACATGGACGACAAGTCGATCATCGATGGCGAGATCTATGTGTTCAACCACGGCGGGCTGCTGCGCACCAAATACCTGCACCGGATGCCGAACGGCGGCGTCAGGATTCGCAGCGAGAACAGTGACGACTATCCCGACGAACTGATGACGGCTGAGGATTGGCAGGACCAGGTGGTGATGCTCGGCCGCGTTTTCTGGTGGTCAACCGTCCGGCGTTCGCCGAGAAGAAGATAATGAAGGCGGCCATCGCGTTTATCGTGCTGCTGGTCGTGCTGGGGTATGTCGCGATGATTCCAGCAGGCGTCATGCCGAGGCCTTACGGTTTGTGGGTGTCGGTCCCGCTCCTGTTCGCCAGCGTATTCATCGCCTTTGCGGTCACGATGCGCTTCGCAGAAGGTCGCCTGTCGTCATTCTCTGATCTGGCAATAGCGACCCGTGACGGCAAGGATATGTTCCTTTCATGGGCTCTGTACGCGGCCTGCATGATTGTCGCGACCGGGATAGTCGCTGCCGTATTCTCTGTCCTGTAAGCGCCCAGCAAAACCTCTATAGCCCGCCCAGCGCGGGCTTTTTCATGCCTGCGATTCGGCCAGCCAACTACGCGGCGACATTTTATTACGCCGCCAAAAATATTTATTACTTTGAGTATTGACGATGATTATTACAGCGCGTAATGTTAACCCATCGCAGCGCAGAACACCGCGCAGCCAGGGCCTCAACCGGCCCTCAACACGACTGGTGAAGCCGCCAGATAGCCAGGGGTCAGCGACAGTGACCTCCCAGCCCCATGAAGGGACCGACTGGAAACAAGTTCTTTGACATACCGAGACACCCCAGCGCTGCGCCAGTAGCGAGTCGCTGGGAGCGCCTGCTGATTCAGGCGAGCAGTGAGTTTCACAAATGCCGCGCCTACCCCGTGCGGCATTCGGAAAACCACTCATTTCTAAAACTGGAGAAACACCATGAGCCAGAAACAAGAACCAGTATTCGTCGGCTACACCGAAGACGGCATGGCGATCTACCGGCTGCCGTTTCAGTTGTAATTCAAAACCCCGGAGCACCCCCATGATCCCCAGCCCATCCCCACCCCAAGCATGGTTGTTACTGACTGCAGCTATAGCGCTGAATGCCATCGCGTTGGGGCTGATGGTGGTGTGGTCTTGAGTTTCACCCCATTCAACAGGTAGCCACTGCCTTCCCAGTGAGCGAGCAATAGGAGATTGCGATGACAGTCGTGCGCTTCTTGGAAATTGGAATTACCCGGAAGAAGTCTGGACCTTGCGCAGCTTGCGGGAAATTGACTAGCCGCTCTAAGCGGTTTTTCCAAACTCAGAGTCCCTTCAATGTTGGGCCGGCAGGAATGGCGAAGAGTGTTGAAGATATAAAGCTGCAGAACGAGACACAAGCATCCGCGTGGATGGCTGAGCCGGTATTTCATGTGAAATGCCAATGACACCCAGCCCTTAGATTTTGCGGAGATATCGATGAGGAAATCAGATTTCACGGCTGGCCCATGGGCATATCAAAGCGCTGAGGTTGGCGTTCCTCTGCTTCGGATTATTTGTGCGGACGGGGATCATCCAGCCAATGAATCTCGCGGCTACGAGGAAAAGGAAGCCAACGCCAAGTTAATGGCTGCGGCACCTGATCTGCTGGAAGCCCTGCAAGAACTTCGCGACCTTATGCAGGGCGTAATCGATGGTGATTACGAGCCTGACTCGCTAACTCTGAAGATCGCTGACGCCGCCATCGCCAAAGCCACCGCGTAAAACCCATCCCACACCCTCCCGAACACACCGCACTACCCATTCTCCGCTGCCTATTTGGCCGTTCGCGTTCTTGCGTGGGTAGTTCTGTGTGTTTGGTTAATCAGCAAGGAGATTGAGCATGAGCAAGCATCCTTCAAAAATCCAATACGCCTATGAGTTGTTCGATCAAAACAGCCTTAACGCCAATTTCGGCGGCGGTTTCAACTCCCGGATTCAAGGCGTGGAATTTGCGAATTCCGTTGACGGCGCATACAGAGCAGAGCGCATGCAGGGCTGGTGGAAGGCAGACGAAATGATCAAAGCGGGCGAGATTTACTTCGTCCATCCCTTCCCGCACGGCTCATGCAATGCGGCGGGCTTCGTCTACGGCGGGACATGGGCTTGCAACACATGCAGAACTGATGGCTTCCAGAAGCCTTGGTGGAATGTGCGTGTCATGAAAGACGGAAACGCTTGGTGCGTCGTCGGCGAAGGCTTCGAAGATCTTCAGGCCTCTGAAAACTATGCATTCGGTGATACCCGTGAACTGGCTTTGGAGGCTTACGGCTCTCTCATGAACGCTAAGGCCGCATAACTCAAACATAACGACCGCATCGACAGGTGCCCGCGTGCTTCACGGCACGGGCTTGGTCACCTGCGCGGGCATCTGATCAATGCGGTCTCAGCTCGCCACGGAGGCGACCATGGACGAATTCCAACGCAAACGTTTCG